GCTACGGATACTATTCCAACTAGTGATTTTTCTAGTGCTGCAATATTTAGTATTGGAGGTATTGATGGTACTAACGGTACTAACGGTACTAACGGTACTAACGGTACTAACGGTACTAACGGTACTAACGGTACTAACGGTATTAATACAGCTACTATAGCACTGTATGCTAAAAATACTAGTAGTACTGCTGCTCCAGCCGCTTTTAGCGGAGATTTTACTTATACCTTTAGTACAGCAACACTAACTGGTGGTACACTTAATGGATGGAGTACTACTGCTCCTGCTATAGTTAAGGGAGACTACTTATGGGTTAGATATGCTGTAGCTGCTAGTAATACTGCTACGGATACTATTCCAACTAGTGATTTTTCTAGTGCTGCAATATTTAGTATTGGAGGTATTGATGGTACTAACGGTACTAACGGTACTAACGGTACTAACGGTATTAATACAGCTACTATAGCACTGTATGCTAAAAATACTAGTAGTACTGCTGCTCCAGCCGCTTTTAGCGGAGATTTTACTTATACCTTTAGTACAGCAACACTAACTGGTGGTACACTTAATGGATGGAGTACTACTGCTCCTGCTATAGTTAAGGGAGACTACTTATGGGTTAGATATGCTGTAGCTGCTAGTAATACTGCTACGGATACTATTCCAACTAGTGATTTTTCTAGTGCTGCAATATTTAGTATTGGAGGTATTGATGGTACTAACGGTACTAACGGTACTAACGGTACTAACGGTACTAACGGTACTAACGGTACTACCACAAAAATTATATTAGTTTATAAAAGATCTACTACTATTGCACCCCCTACCGTTCCTGCTACTCCTAGTGGGGGCTCTATAGATTATGCAACAGGTGCAGTAACTGCTCCAAGTGGGTGGTCAACTAGTGTTCCAACAGGTACTGGTATAGTTTATGTATCAAAAACTACTATAACTTATAATGTTACTTCCGGTACTGCAACTCTTTCAGGATGGTTAAGTGCTGTACCTAATACTCAGATTTTAGATAATGGTGCAACTTATACATATGATGAAATTAGTCATACTAGTGCATATACTCCTAATATTCAAACTATAACTATATATACTAAAACTTCAAATAATGGAAATATTCCTAATACTCCTTCCGGAGGACAAATAGTATTAGGAGCTATAGGTATAAAACCAACAGTAACAGTACCTACCGGTTGGTATTTAAACAAATCTCTTCTAGAACAAGGCAATAGTACCCAGAATATAATATGGACTTCTAGTGTTACTATTGTATCTCAAAGTGATATTACTACATATACTACCCCAGCTTGGAGTGCTCCTTTATATGAGTACATTCCTCAAGGACAGCTAGGAACTACTAGAGTATTTAGTAAAATACCAGTATTTGCTGTAGGTAACCAAGGAAAAGTATATAAATCAATTAATGGATTTGGACCAACCGGTTTTCCTACTATTACTACAGTAGGATCTAGTGGAAATACATTTTTTAGTATAGCTGCAGATACTAGTGCACAAAAAGTCTGTGTTGTAGGCAACACAAGCTCAAGTGTAGGTATAATATGGAGAAGCCTAGACGGCGGAACTACTTGGACACAAGTAACTGGTCTACCTGTAAGTACAACAAGATTTACTGATATAATATATTCAAGTGTTTTACAGTTATTTATAGTAGTAGGTAGAGGTGGTATAATATTAACAAGTACTGATCTTATTACTTGGACACAACGAACTAGTGGAACTACTCAAGATTTAAATAAAATTGCTGTTGAAGGAGAAACGTCTGGATTAATACATGTTGTAGGAAACAATTCTACAGTAGTTACTAGTGGGGATGCCATAAACTGGACTAGTACAACAATTTCTACTCCTGCTACTCTTGATTTACGAGATATTACCTACAGTAAGTCTCGTCAAAGATTTTATATTGCAACTTATCAAGCTACTAATGGTGTAATAAACACAGTTTATTATTTTGAATCTATTAATAATTATGAAACTACTACTTGGGTACAATATTCTACTGGAGTAACTGGTAATAGTAAAATTCCTAACAGTATTCAAGCAAATGCAGCCGGTACTATTTTAATTACTACTAATTTAGGCACTGTAATTACTTCTACAGATGCAGTAAAGTGGACAGAAAGATCCTTAAGCTCAAATCAGGATCCTCTATATGGATCTACTTGTATAGTTAATCAATTTTTTGTGAGCTCAGCAAAAGAAAGGATATATAGTAGTGTAGATGATGGAGCTACGTGGACTACTCCTTTCTTTACTTATTTTGGTACCATTAACATATTGAATATATCAACACCTTTTGTAACTCCAGGAAACCTTGGAACTGTACCCTCTACTACAGATATATTTAATGTATTTAATAGGTATACCCCTCAAAAGGGAGATATAGTTGTAATTGCTTATTCAAACGAATATGCAGCTACACAATATGATGGCACTAATTGGACAACTACAGATAAGTTTATACAAGGTAACTTAGTAGTAGATGGTACTATTACTACTAATCATTTAGCTGCAAATAGTATATCAAGTGCTAAAATCATAGCTGAAGCTATTACAACTGAAAAGTTAGCTGCAAATAGTATAACTGCTAATAAAATTGTAGCAAATGAAATTACTGTAGATAAAATAAATAGTAATAGTTTAAATGTTACCTCAGGAGCAAAATATCATACTACTAATATAGGTAGTCAAATACCTTTTGATACAACTGGTTTTGATTATTATTCAGTAGGTTATGTAAACGCAACAACTCTTGGAAATACAAGATGCATAGTTACATTTACAGTAAGTTTACATTCACAAAGTTCATCAACTCCTTCTACTTTTTTTGCAAGAGTATTTCGCGATAGATATGGAGCCACTTTTCCAGTAGTTATGTCTCCTCAATATCTTTATTGGGACGCTTATACTAATGGAGTACCTACAGGTCTTAGAGGCATATCTTTTACAGTTACTGTTATTGATTTTGTAACAGAGGCAGGATATCACGAATGGGATTTAGAAATTCTTAAAGTTAATGATGGTAATGCCTTATACAATGCTTCTTATAGTTATTGGATAACAGAATTACGAGCCGAAAAATATGTATGATACACCTATAAAAAAATTTACTATATATAATAAATTAACTGGAGAAATAACAGGATTAATTGCAGCTTCTGAATTTTTAGTAAGTATGAGAGTACAACGAGATCCAAATTTAGAATTTATAGAAGGAGAGTTCTCTCCTGAAATTTATTATTTTAAAAATAATCAATTAGAAGAATATACTGAAGAACAAAAAACTAAAAAACAAATACCTCCTGCTCCATTATTTATAGGAACATGGAGTAATGAAACTATGGAATGGATGCCTATACAAGATATAACCACATTAAGTCAAGGTATTGTATTAGAGCGTAATAAACTTCTATCAGATACTGATTGGACAGACACTTTATCTGCTAAAAGTAGATTAGGGGAAGACTTATATAACCAATGGCAAATATATCGTCAACAATTGCGAGATATTACTAATCAACCAAATTACCCTTATCAAGTAACGTGGCCAAATGCTCCTAGTTAGATAAAAATACCCGACCCTAAACCAGGGCGGGTATTTTTTACATTGACAACTTTATGCTCTTGTGTTACAATAGTTGAAAATGTCCGTTTCAAAACTAAAATTTTCAAGGAGCCAAACCTTTTAGGCTACTGCACGGAAAGAAAGGGTAAAGAATGTTAGAAATATCAGAACAAGTCATTCAAGTCTTGGGCCTTATTGCTATAGCCGTTGTAGCCGCATTTTTTGGCATCCAGCAGCTAATAAAAAATTGGAAAGCAACTCAAGCAGAGTCGGGAATTATACAAATTATGCACCGAGAGCTAGAGCGAATGGGTGAGCAGAATACTAAACTAAGCCTAGAGCTTGGTAGACTACACGAGCAGATTATAGCCCTGAACAGGGAACTAGAAAAGCTTACACTCGAAAACCAACGCTTACAGGTTGAGGTAGTTGCACTAACAAATGAAGTCGGTATATTTAAACGACTAGCAAAACAAGGAGCATACCTAGATGCAACAACCAGCTAAAATTAATTATAAAGTGTATCAGGGTGCAACCTTTCAAGAAATTTATCGTTGGGAATCGCAAACAAAAGTTTACACACCCATCTCACAAATTTCTCGGAGTGCGCCTTGTGTAATAACTACAACTACTGCATCAAACATTCCCATTGGCTGGCGATTTCGTGTGGCCGGTGCGGGTGGAATGAAAGAGATTAATAGTGTGGGTGAGGATAATTGGTATATAGCTACTGGGGTTAGTGGTACGCAAATTACCATAAATCAGGTAAATAGTTTGAGTTATACTCAGTACACCAGTGGCGGAGTAGTAGAGTATAATGACTGGGTTGGACTAAACAATCTTACAGCACGTATGCAAATTCGTGAAACTGTTGAAAGTCCTGCCATAATATATCAGTGCGGAACCCAAACCGGTGAAATTGTCCTTGATCAAGTCTACAAAACAATTACTATAACTATTCCTGCCGGCATAACCGAAGATTTTACTTTTGAAACTGCTGTATATTCTGTAGAATTAGTAGATCAACAAGGTAGAGTAACTCCTTTCTTAACAGGTAATTTAGTACTAGTTAAGGAGGTAACCCGATGACAACTACAGTAGTCGTAGATAAAAATACTACAGTAACTATACGGGAACAAACAGTAAATACTGTAGTTGTACGAGACCAAACTCCCAGAACTGTTATAACCGGTATAATGGGGCCTCCTGGAAAAACTACAGTAAGTGGCCTAGAAGATGTTGATGTAACCTCTTTAAATCCCGGAAGTATACTAGTATACAATACACAAACTCAAAAATGGATTTCAACTACCTTGCTGAATCAACAAACAGTTGATTCAGGCCAATATTAAAAGGGACAAAAATGGCTTCTATTATTAGAATTAAACGTTCAGAGGTAGCTGGAAATCCAAGTGTTCTAGCTGCAGGCGAAATGGCCTACTCTGGATTAGTTAATAACGATTCAAATGGCGGTGACCGCCTATACATTGGTATGGGTAACGAAAATAATGGTAACGCTGTTAATCACGTAGTAATTGGTGGTAAATACTTTACTGACCTACTAGATCATACACGTGGTACACTAACAGCTAGTTCTGCCATTATCGTTGATGCAAATAAAAAGATCAATGAACTACTAGTAGATAATATTACAATAGATGGTAATAGCATCACTAGCACTGATAGCAATGGTAATATAAATATTACTCCAGACGGTACCGGTATTACCATAATTAAAAATATTTATACCGATGCCAGCACTAGTCTTGCTGAGTATATCTACGACACTGTAGGTGGAGCAATTACTGCTGGTACAGGTATTACTGTAACTAATAGTGATCCCGGTAATACTAGTACAATTAGTATCACTGCTACTGGCGTAACAGCTGGAAGTTACGGTTCTCAAACTGCAATACCTGTACTTACCGTTAATGCACAAGGTCAAATTACTAGTGTTAATACTGAAAATATTGCCACTAACCTAAATATTGCTGGCGGTACAGGTACTGATGCGGTTGCACTACTCACTGATACCTTAACATTTACAGGCGGTACTGGCGTTACTACTGCAGTTACTAATAATACAGTAACTATTAGCATAGGTCAAGCTGTTGGTACTACCAGTGATGTAACGTTTAATAATGTTACAGTAAATGGTCAATTAAGCAGTGATGATATTACAGCTGCAAATATTAGTGTAGCAGGTAATGCTACTATTACTGGTAATCTTACTGTTCAAGGTACTACTACCACTGTAAATAGTACGGCCGTTGCAATTACAGATATTAACATTGAACTAGCCAAAGATGCTACAACTGCTGCTCAAGCTAATGGTGCTGGTTTAACAGTAACAGGAGCTGGTGCAACACTTACTTATACCAGTGCAGATGATCGCTGGAATTTAAACAAAAACTTAGTAGTTACAGAAGTTATTGGTAATAGTGCTACAACTACTAAATGGAAAACAGCCCGCGACTTAAGCCTAACTGGTGATGCTACTGCTACTCTAGTAGGCGTAGATGGTAGTGCTGCAGTAAGCGCTGCAATTACCCTAGCTACTGTTAATGCAAATGTTGGTAGTTTTGGCGATGGTTACACAGTACCTACAGTAACAGTTAATGCCAAAGGCTTAGTAACTGCAGTAACCACAACAGCAATTCCAACTGCAACTGCAGCAGCAACTAGCGGTGCAGCTACACTAGGCTTAGCAAAATTTAATAGTGCAAACTTTACAGTTGACAGTGGCTGGGTAACTATAAGTGTAGTTGAAGGCGGAAGTTATTAAAAGGTAGTTTTTTAACTACTAGTACAAGTCCTTTTTAGGAAACACTATGGCTAGATTAATACTTAAAAAATCAGCGGTTATTACCGATGGTGCACCAAAACAACCTGCGCCAGGCGACCTTGAGTACGGTGAGCTTGCCCTTAACTATGCAGTTGGTACACTCTACTACAAAAAATCTGATAATACAATTGGTGCTATTGGCGCAGGTGCTTCACCTGGCAACGGCACCCTGACACTCCAGGCTCAGGCGGGCCTAACTAACACTAGTGTTTCCATTGGTACAGGTACAGGATTTAGTGCTAATACTGCAACTAATACAACCTATCAAGTTAATGTTGGTCCAGCACTAAGCGCACTAGCCGGCACCATGACAGGTGCAGGTAGTGGCTTTTTACGCAAGTCGGGTGCTGATACTTATGAGGTAGATACTAATACGTACGCTACTGCAAGTAGTTTAGTTAATTACTTGCCGCTTGCTGGTGGCACCATGACTGGTGCTATTAATATGAGTGGGACCCAAACTCTTACCCTTGCTGGTTTTGCGGGTATTGAGTACTACAATACTGCTGGTACTTGGGAAGTCTATATTGGTACTGAAAATAACACCGGCAATGTACGGTATAATTCTAGACAGGGTACACATACTTGGTATGCAAATGGAACTTCTATAGGTTCTTTAGCCTCAACAGGTCTTAGTATTGCTGGAACCTTAACTTTACAAGGTAATAGACTAGGTATTAAAAATACTGCTATTACCGCTGGCATAGACAGCGTAGCAGGATGGGCTTACGACAGCACATTTAGTGTTGCTAATCCAGTTGATATATTCTTTAAACCAGACGGTTTAATAATGTATCTAGCGTTTGGTACTTCAATTACCCAGTATAATTTGTCAGTTGCATGGGATATCACCACAGCAGTAGCAGGCTCAACATTTTCAATGTCACTAATTGACGTTAGTACATTAGGATTGTTTATTAGTCCAGATGGTACTAAGATGATAACCTCTGGTAACAGTGGAGTTGTTATTGCCAACGGTTCAGGTGTTGCAGGCGAAGATAGAGCTTACTATTTTACCTTAGGTACACCTTGGGATGTAAGCACCGCAACATTAGTAAGTTCAATACGATTTGCCATAGGTGATGCAGGTGGTATTCCAGCAGCAATGACTGCACCACAGGCGGTAGACTTTAAGAATGATGGTACAATAATGTACATCATAGATTCAACTACTGATGCTGTGCATCAGTTTGCGTTGAGTTCGGCATATAATGTTGCAACGGCAACCTGGACTAAACAATTTAGTGTTAGTGGCCAAGAAAGCGGCCCAACTGGTCTGAGATTTAACACTGCTGGTACACGCATGTACGTATACGGTAGTACCGGAGACGACGTAAATGAATATAGATTGGGCACAGCGTGGGACATTGCCACTGCTGTATTTTATGATAAATTCTACACAGGTTGGTTTGAACCTACTCCAACCGGTATATACATTAACGAATCTGCTAACGTAGCATTCTTATGCGGATCTAGTGGTGATGTAGTATTAAAATTCCGCACAGATCGTCAGGCAGTAGAGATTGACGCAGAAACTACTACCAGTAAAATTGAACTTGCTGGCAACACGAGAGTTACAAATAACTTTTACGTTAACGGACGTACAGTACTTGAAGGTCGAGTTGACACCCTTGGAGATCTTGTTATCGGGGGTGATATTACAGTTCTTGGTAATGATTTAGTTGTTGGTTCTGCTACGAGTAGTGCGACATTATTCTCTGGATTAACGTCGGGTGCTTTAAGCATCGCTACCAGCGAAACAACTGGTGCAATTACTGTAGGCGGAACAGCAGCCACTGGTGTAATCACCGTCGGTCAGTCCACAGTTAATCAGACTTTAAACTTATCATCGGGTGCTACTACCGCAGTTTCGACTAAAGTTATTAATATTGGTACCGCCGGTCTTGCAGGTTCGACTAGTACAATTAACATCGGATCAACAGTTTCGGGAGCACTGGGTGTTACTACAATAGGTGGAACACAAACTATAATTAGTTCTACTACTTCTGCTGTTTCAACTACTACTGGTGCGCTACGGGTAACTGGTGGAGTGGGTATTGGTGGAAATTTACATGTTGGCGAAACTATAACTTCAGGTGGTGGCACCTTAACTGGTGATTTAATTATTAATTCATCAGGATTAGCAACTAGTCCAGCTTTACGAATTAACCTATCAGATTCTGGTAGTGCATTCTTACATGCTCAAGAATCTATTGCAGCAAATTTAACTGCTGATCAATCAATAATACATGTATTAGGAGTAGCAGCTAGTACAAAAAATGCTGGATATATTGGTTATAAGTACAGTGGTACTGCTGGTTCTAATAATAATTTATTAACATTTGGACATTGGGGTTCCGATCATCTAATGACATTAGATGGGGGCGGTAATTTAATTATTACAGGCAATTTAACTGTTAATGGTACAACTACCACAATTAATTCAACCACAGTAGCTATTGATGACCTAAACCTACAACTAGCCACAGATGCGCCTACAGCAGCTGCAGCAAATGGTGCAGGTATTAGTATTGGTGGTGCAGGTGCAACCTTTACCTATACCAGCGCTGATGATCGCTGGAACTTAAATAAGAATCTTAATGTTGGTACAGTATATGGTGCACTAAGTGGTAATGCTACAACTGCTACTACACTTCAAACTGCTAGAAATATTAATGGTACTAGTTTTAATGGAAGTGCTAATATTACTACAGCCAATTGGGGTACTGCTAGAGATATTACAATAGGCGGAACTTCTAGGTCTGTAAATGGTAGTGCTGCCGTTACTTGGTCTATTGCAGATCTAGTATTGCCCGATGGAGCTGAAAGAACTAAGCAATGGGTAGTTGCTGCAAACGGAGCACAGGGACGTCGACATACAATCGGTAGAGTATACGGTACTCCAAACCATTGGATAAATACGTGGCAAAATATTCGTATAAAAATAGTTCAAGAAGATTGGAGTAGTGGATACGTAGACTACAATTTGTTTGGTTACTACGGAATGGGTAACGGAACTAGTTGGATATTACGACTAAAAGATGCTGATGGAGTAAATACTGGTTATTTTAGAGTTAGTTTAGGTACAGTAACTTATGCTGGTTGGCAATACTCTGGTCAAAATACGTATTATCAAGATGTTTATATTGATGTAGATTATTATACAACAGTTCGTGTAACCGCAACAACATATGGGCATAGCTATCAAAGTACAAATCCTACGGATGGAACCAGTGGGTGTTATACAGTTTTTTATGACAGTCCTAGTGCAGCAGATATAGCTTATGTTAACGACGATAAGTCAAGCACTTATCATTTTGGCGATAAAATTCTAAATGCTGCAAACTACAACAGTTATAGCCCAACCCTAACAGGCGGAAGTGCGTCGGGTACTTGGGATATAAGTATAAGTGGCAATGCTGCTACAGCTAATGCTCTAAATACCGGAAACAACTATACAGGTAATCAATTTACAGCAAGTAGTTCTAATGGATATTTTTTTGCGAACAGAAGTGTAATAGCCAATCAAGCAGGTATTCAATTCCAGACTGCCGGAACTACAAATTGGTGGAATTTCCTAGACAATAATTCAAATATTCTCGCTTGGTACCAATCAAATACTAATACGCAGGTAATGACTCTTACTCAAGCAGGAGTTCTTAATGTTATTGGAGGAATTACTCAAAATAGCAATCAGGTACTACATGCTGGCAACTACAACAGCTATAGTCCAACCCTAACAGGTACGGGAGCTAGTGGTACTTGGGGTATAAATATTACAGGAAATGCTGGTAGTGCTAACATTCTTGGAACTACGCGTTTAATAAACGGTACAAGCTTTAACGGTTCAGCTAACATTGATACAACTGAATGGTATCACTCAGATCGTGACTTTCCAAACGGTACATTAATTACTACAAATATTAACTACGCAGTTAGTGAGGGGGATCCCTTTGTTCTTGAAATTCGTGGTAACAGCTACGGAAATATTATACCGTTAGACTTGGTATATCAGGGTTATATCTATGCCGACACGATTATTAACCACGGCGGTATTTCCAATGGATTTAATATTACTGGTCTTGTTGCAATTAACAACGGCGGCAACTTATGTTTCTGGTTTCCAAGTCAAGGATATTGGAACGGATACAACGTAAAGGTTTATTCAGCTTACGCAACACGAGCTACAAATCGTGTTACTTCAATTACTGGTGTAGCAAAACCTACTACAGCAAAAGAAGTTGCGCTTTCTGCTAATATTCGTCAGTCTTTACATAGTGGCAACTACAACAGTTACAGCCCAACCCTAACAGGCGGTGGAGCGTCAGGTACCTGGGGTATTAATATAACTGGTAGTGCTGGTAGTGCTGGTAGTGTTCCCTGGTCTGGCATAACGAGCATACCGGCATTATGGTATCAGTCTGGTTCGTGGCTTGGAGATCTAGGATCTAATGGATTTACACGCGAAAATGGCGTGTCAATGACTGGTGGGGCTGAGTTTGTTTTACTTTCAAACGGTGGTCGAGGGTATACTCTAGTCGATGGCTCTTACTATGCATATGAAAACGGAGGATTTTTTTCCTCAAATAACTCTGCTTATGGTACCTTACTTGGTTTTTATGCAGATACAACAACTTCACTTAATTTTAATACAACTAGTGTAAAACTAAGTGGTAATCAAATTCTACATGCTGGTAATTACACAAACTATACTGTTCCTATATCGCACACACATTCTTTTGATAGTTTAACCAGTAAAACTGGTGGTACTGGCGACTACATGACTACCGGTAGTTTTATTGCTCAAAATATTTTACGAGTTCAAAATGGTGGGGCAGATTGGGACTCTCTTGATCTTAATGCAGATGGTGCAACACACTATATCAATGCACGCGGAGCTGAAACTGGCTTAGAATTTCAGTTTGATGGTGTTACTAGGATGTCGTTGTCAAACGCAGGATCCTTAAACTTACCTAATGGTGGACTTACTGCTCTTACTAAGTCATTTCTTATCCCACACCCAACCAAGCCCGGCAAAAAGTTACGTTATGGATCGCTTGAAGGTCCAGAAAATGGCGTGTATGTTCGCGGCAGGCTGCAGGGTACAGATTGTATTCAACTACCTGAGTATTGGACTGAACTAGTAGACCCGGATAGTATAACCGTACAACTTACTTGTCGCGGCAAACCGCAGCAACTATATATTCGTGAAGTCCGGAACAACTGTATGTGGGTTGACATAGACGGAGCTTGGGCTGCAGACATAGACTGCTACTACTTTGTACAAGCAGAGCGTAAGGATGTAGCTAAGTTGGAGGTAGAGGTAGAAGAATGAAAACTATACAACATAATGTAAATGGTATAGCAATCTATGAGTCTATAGAAGAAGATCAAGACTATGCTTCACCAGAATTAGTTACTAAAAGAATAAAAATATGCAATTTATGCGAATTTTTAGACAACGATAAGTGTTCAAAATGCTCTTGTCTAGTTCAACATAGAACTAAGTATATAGATATACACTGCCCAGAAGGAAAATGGTAATGGGAGTTATTTATAATATAGCGCCAAAAATTGTTACATATTCTGATGTTAATGCTATCTATTTAGTAGGTGCAACTATATTATCACAGGATGAAGAAAATGATGGCTATTCTATGATGATTCAACATAATACTGGAAGTAGTTGTGATTCTACTGGAGTTTTTGTTCAACTTAAAGATACTATTCCTTGGACTAGAATATCTGCAGAATTTTGGACTAAAGGTGCTGCAGCATGTTGGACATATATGGAACCTGGTGGATATGGCTCTTCAAATGGTGATGGAAATATTTACAATTATGATGAATCTGCCGGAGATAAATGCATTAGAACATATTTAGCACAAGATGAAGCGCAATTTGTAACACATTACAAAGCATCTGCGTGTGATAATGATGCAAATAACTTTATGCGGTACAATACAACTACATATAGAAAATGTACATTTGTTCGTCGCAGAAATGTTAATGGCAATTTAGGTGGAATTCATCATGGTAGGGCATGTAGTGAAGTTGGATCAAATGCTATTACCGTAATAAAAAACATAAGAATATGGAGATAATATGGCACTTATACACTCTCCTCAAATAGTTACCAATGGTTTAGTTTTTTATTATGACATACAAAATACTCAAAAATCATGGTTAGGTCAGCCTACAACTAATCTTGTTGGCGATGGTATGAGTATTTATAATAATGTATCAGGAGATGTTAGTGCCTCTTTAACAACTACTGGCGAATACTATAAAGGAGCAACAGTTTATAAATTAACACTAACTCCTACAACTGCTAGTGGTGTTAGTTGGTTGTCAAATGCAAATAATCCTGGCATTGGTGTAGTAAGTGGAGGAGGAGGAGGTACTGCAAATCGATATACAGGTCACTCTATATTCTTTAAATCTACAGTACCGCTAGCAAGTACACCAATATATACTCATTATTCAAATATAGCCGGTTGGCAAAGCAGTAGTAATAATTATGCTATGGGTGATGGCTGGTATAAGGCACATGTTATATGGTATGATACTGTAACAAGAAGTGATGGAAAATACTGGGCTATAAATCCACTATCTGCTACATTAAACGTTCCCATAGTTATATATTGGGCTGGGCCTTTTAAAGAAGACAGAAATAATTCTACCTTTGTTGCTCAATATACTCCAAGTTCTCGTTCTAATACACAAGCTGTATTAGATTTAACCGGTCAAAGTACAATTACTGCACAAAGCTTGACTTATAATACGGACGGTACTTTTAGTTTTAATGGTAGCAATTATATTAATAGCTCTTTAAGTAATATATCTAATTTTACAGTTGAAATAGCATTTAAATCAGATAGTGTTGAGAATTATAGAAATCCCATTGATTGCAATTGGTTAAGATTTAATGGTTCATATAGTAATATTGGTCCTAGATTAGAACAAAATAGTTCAGGTACTTTAGTTTGGTTAATTGGTGATACTTCGGGTAATTATGATACTAGAACTGTCGTTACTTCAGGTTTAAATCAAGCAGCAACACATGTAGCAACAATTGTAAAAGATAATTTGAACTATACATCATATTATAATGGAACGCAAGTTCAAACTGGAACAGCAGCATATACTTGGCCAGGAAATTTTAATGACATACAAATAGGTAGAGGATTCTCGACATCTAGTGAAAGATGGTTTATTGGAAAAATTTATTATGTTAGAATTTATAACCGAGGATTAACAGCTAGTGAAGTCCTACAAAACTTTGCTGCACAACGGGGGTTATACGGAATATGAGTGTATATAACGGACCCCAAATCGTAACAAGTGGACTAATTGCTGCCATTGATGCTAGCAATATTAAATCTATGATGGGTACGGGCCCCGAAAGAATACAGAGTACATACTCTAGCTTTAATAACTGGAATGGTCTAGTAGGAACTAGTGGCTCGTATGTTAGTAAAACAGGAAAAACTGGTGTTACCCTAACGATTACTAATAGCAATGGCGGCGGAGTTAATTGGTGGAATAGTAATCATTCAGTTACAGCCTGCACTCCAAGTGTTCCGTATATAGTAACTGCTAGAGTTCGTTGGCAAACAAACACACCCAACCCTAATCTATTCTATATTCGCCAGTACAATTCTAGTGGATCTCAGATTTCGGAGTACGGTATATTTTCGTCTAGCAATATAGTAGACTTAGGCGACGGCTTTTACTTTACTTGGGCATATTTTACCACAGGCTCAACAGCTGCTAGTTTTATAGTACACGGGTATGATTATAGCAATATAAGTATCTGGCTAGAGGATGTACAGTGTAAGCGAGCAGGCTTAGAGGATTTAGTTGCTGGTACTTACCCTGCTCCTATGTTTGGTACAATGACTTGGTCGCCTAGTAATGGTGGAAAACTTAGCTATAGTGCTGGAAATAATCTTCAGATTACTAATCTAAATTTAGCTAGTAGTAGTTATACAGTAGTATCTGCAGCCAGATATACTGGGGGTACTCGTGGCAGAATAGTTAATGGAATAAATAACAACTGGTTAATTGGTCACTGGAACACTACTACAGAAAATTACTATGCAGAGGGCTGGGTTAGCGGAGTAGGAGCAGGAGCAAGCGACACCAACTGGCGAATACATGCAGCAACTTGGAATACCGGTACAGATAGTGCTAGCCTGTACGTAAATGGTAATTTAGTGGCTGGACCTAATGCTAATGCAAGTGCTGGGCCTAACGGTATAGGTGTCGGCACAAACGGCGAATACTCAGATGCAGAATTTTCATTTGTGTATGCGTATAACCGAGTACTAACGGACGCAGAGATACAAACAATTTTTTATGCTGAACGTGCCAGATTTGGCATATAAAATAATAGGAACTAATTATGGCCTTGTCTGACAAAAATATTTTAATTACCCCTAATCGGAGTCAAACTGCCGACCCTAAAATTGAGTTTGTTGGAGCAAGCAGCACACTAGGCCCACAAACAATTACCCTACGTGTGTATCCAACTAGTAGTGGAACTATTAGCTTGGAGGGTAGCGCCGGTCAGCTATTTAGCGTAACTAATACATTAACTGGAACTATTTATAGTGTAAATGATGTGTCGGGAATTCCCAGCATAGAAGTATTAGATACCGGACTGGTTAAGTTTGCACAGTATAGTGGTAATGTACTAGTTGGTACAGGTATTGATGACGGTAGTAAATTACAAGTACGTGGAAATTTACGAGCCGGAGTCAACGGTTGGAATAGTTCGCCTGCCAGTACTACATTTCCTCATACCTTAGCTGCAACTACTGGTAGTAGTAGAGTTGTAAACTTTGATGGTAATGGTAACAGCACACCGTCAGTATGGTGGACTAATGGTTCTAGAGCTCTAGGTGCTATTGATGCACAAGATCCTGGTCTTACCTTCTGGGCTAATAATGGTTCTAGTTGGCAAAAGCAAATAAGTCTTGGATACGGCACTGTAAATATTGAGACTGTGCTACAACAAGGCGGCAATCAGGTACTACATGCTGGAAACTATAGTAGCTATGCACTACCACTAAGTGGTGGTACTGTTACAGGTAACACGCGTATTAATCAGTTAGGTGTTGGTAGTTCCAACAATGCTAATTTTGATTTTTATAATAATGGTTCCAGCTACTTTAATGGTTCAGTTACTATAGACGATAATTTAACAATAACTCCTACTTCTAATCAATCTCTTTCAGTACAACATAATGGTACTGGTACTGCTTGGTTTGGTCGAATTGTATCAAGAAATTCTAGTATGGATAAGGCTGCCTTTCTTGGCACCTATGGCGGAGTTGCTGGTGTATTTGCTCATAATGATGCACTTGGTGCTTGGGCACCTCTATATATTAATACCATTGATAGCGGCGCAGCAAACGGCACAGGGCAAGCAGTAATATTTTCGCGACTTCAACTAGATGCTGATGGTACCGACTCGTGGTACAGAGCAGGTAGTGGTAATCGGCACAGATTTACAACTACTGGAGGTGCCGATTTTATTATTGGTAACGGTAGTGGTGTTGTAACTATAAACGGCAATCAAGTACTACACGCTGATAATTATAGTAGCTATGCGGTTCCTTTAACTGGCGGAACAATGACAGGTAGACTTACCACTACTGCTTGGACTACTAGTGCTCGTAACTATTCAAACGAGTGGATTGAATTTCCAAACCATAGTGGACTGTACTCTGGATTAAATGCTGCTCATTTTTATCCAAATAATTCTAGTTATGGTAGTTGGAGAAGTGCTGGATCGCGTAATGGTTGGGGCGGTATAGAGTTTGATGCTAGTAATGGCAATGTATCCCTAATGATTAATACAGACTCAAATACATCAGGATTTCATAATAACAGCTATGGCTGGCAATGGCGGTGGAACAATGGTACTGCATATGTACACAAAAATTCGTACGGAGGCGGTACAGCTGCTGCAGTTCTTGATAGCTCAAACTACACCAACTACACACTACCACTAGGTGGAGGAAATTTAACTGGGCGACTAATAGTAAGTGTAAATGGTCGTGGTACAAGTTACAGCCAATCAAATATTGAGGTTTATACTACTGATAACACACCACCAGGCTTATCCTTTCATCGTGGTGGATATAGCGCAACTACACTATATGAAAACGATGGTGAACTGTACACAAACCCTTGGACTACTAGGGGTCAAACTGGTAAACTTCTTGCTGCCGGCAACTATAATAACTATGCACCCACCCTAACAGGTGGCGGAGCATCAGGAACTTGGAGTATAAGTATTACCGGTAGTGCAGCTAGTGCTAGTAATGCGGGATATGCTAATAGTGCAGGCAGTGCTGCCAGCGTTGCAGCATCTGCAATTACTGGTCAGGTTGGTATGTGGACAAGTGCCGCTCGTCCAGGCCCCTACCGCCTATACCGCCGTGAAGATGATACTAATTACAGTGTGCAAACTCACTGGACTGGTAGTTATTGGAGGTTGTATGGTTATAGTGGAGATAGTGCACATGCTGATACCCATGTAGGTTATGCAGACAGTGCAGGTACAGTTACTAATATTTCGTCATCTCAAGTTGCCCCCATTGTTATCTATACTACACCAAGTGATGCTAGCGGATATATATGGATTAGGTTTAATTATGCTAACGGTAACACTTTCAATTCTGGCCAACACCAGATAGAGTTCTATGTAACTCGCTCAATCAACGAGAATAGCAATAGCCCATATGGTGGTTGCACTGCAAAGTTCACCGCTCAAGCTCGCGAATGGCACAGCGGTCAAGAAATGATGGTTGTGCAATATGGAGAGCATGGTGCAAATGCAAGTTTTGGGCAAGGCTTTTACATTTCTAACGCTCGTATTGCGGATCTTGCTGGTAATGGTAACTGGGTTTACCTTCGAGTTAGAGCTGGTATTACCTACTACTTTAGAGAAGCTCTTCATGGCGGCACTGGTTGTGATTTCAGTACTCTACAAGGAACAACCGATCCCGGCTCGACACAGCCAATCTTTGCCGGATTTAATTTGATTTCAACTTCTGGCGACGTCAACTTCTACGACAATGGTAATGCTGTACTACACGCCGGTAACTACACTAGCTATAGTCCAACCCTAACAGGCGGTGGAGCGTCGGGTACTTGGGGCATCAATATAACTGGTACAGCAAGTGATCCTAGTAAGGTACCACTAACCGGCGGCACAATGACCGGCACCTTGTTTATTAATAGTAAACTACGAGTTAATACGGCCAGCGGCCCAAGCGATAATGCATATGGAACGGCAACAGACATACCCATGTATATGTTTGGTAGTACTCGTACTCAATCAACATTTTTAATTGAAAATAACGTTAATAGTAGTATTGACTATCCTGTCATTGTTATTAGAAGAACTCTAACACCTGTTGGTAGCAGATTTGGAGGAATGATACGATTTGCTGATAAGAATAGTTCGGGTACCGAAATATCTTCACAGATTTACTCATTTAACCGTTTAACTTCACAAGATTTATTCTTAGATGCTGGATCTGGTACAAACGATCGCGTAGTTTTGCGTGCAGGAAGTTCTTCTTCTATGCAAGTAGCCGAAACTTTTATTATGAATGTAAAAGCCGTAATTTACACCTACAGCGGATCTACCTCTTCATTAGATATTGATTGTAGAGAAGGCAATTACTTTACAAGAACTATTAGTAGCAATAGCACATTTACTTTTAGTAATGTACCTGCTGCGTCCGGGTTTAATGTTGCGTATTCATTTACACTTGAACTAACACATACTAGCGGTACGGTTACTTGGCCTGCAAGTGTAAAATGGCCTGGTAATACTGCTCCTTCCCTAACAACTGGTAAAACTCACTTATTTATGTTTGTTACAGATGATGCTGGAAGTAGATGGCGCGGTTCTTATTTAACTAACTACGATAATTAAAATGGATACAATTAGTTTTAATAATTTTATGGCTAGTGGCCAACCCAGAGGGTATACACTAACAGCCGGAACTAAAGCGCCAACCCTAGGTGCTGGTGGACATCCTAATTATCCTCCTAGTGGTTGGACAGGTTTATCATATGGAAATGTTGATGATAGTTTTGTTAGTGTTACTATACCAAGCTTTGCACTTAATCTAAATGGTTTTACAACAGCCTATATCGGTTCAAATACTTATATTACTTTTGGCAGTGGGTCAACTGTTTTTAGTAGTTTAAGTGCAAGTAATCCTGCTCTACATAAAATTCACTTAGGAGCTGCCGATAATTCATATCAACAAGTTTCAATGATTCAATCTGGAACTGATTATACAAGAATTAGATATGAAGGTAATGGTAGTCCTAGCGGTACTATTGGTTCACCTGGTATTGTATATGAAGCTACTTTTTTTAATAGCGCAAAAACAGACGGAGTACCTGTACTAGAAGTATTATTTGGTAATCATAATAGAACGAGTGGTGCATCTGGCATAGCTACTACAAACTCTTATCTAGCTACACCCTCTCCTGCAGGATACTTTTCAGCAAATCAAAGCTATGTTTTTGTAGGCAATGCTTCGGGCGGTACCGCATGGACTATATATACTGGATACTATATGGCTAACACAGGATACTAATTAAGGAAAACTAATGATATATGTAAAATTAAATAGTAATGGTGAAATTGAAAAATACCCTTATAATCTGTACGATTTAAGAGTAGATTTTCCTAATACATCGTTTACTATTCCTGTAGAAGAAAGTTCTCTGAATAGTAGAGGTATTTTTAGGGTAGCAGAAAGCGTAATGCCACAGATTGATCATACTAAAGAATTAGTTGAATTACAACCAACTCTACAAAACGGAACTTGGACAAGGGTTTGGAGTGTAGTAGATGCACTTCCAGAACACATTCAAACTAAATTTGATACTGCTGCATACGACATAAGAAAACGTAGAAATGAACTACTTTCAAGCACAGATTGGACACAAGTAGCAGACACCCCTGTAGATAAACAAACATGGGCAACGTATAGACAAGCTCTTAGAAATATTACCACACAATCAAACTTTCCTTGGTCAGTAGAATGGCCAACCCAACCCGTATAATAAGGAATTATTATGGTAACCTTTACAATTAAACCAACAAGCATTCGTACTAAAACTCTGGATGGATTAACCGGCGTAGTAAAACTAGTAGAGTGGATACTAGAAGGCGAACTTAGTGGCCAAAAATTTTCATTACCACAAACTACTACATTACAAGATCCAGAACCTGCTAATTTTATTCCCTTAAATCAAATAACTGAACAACAGGTAGTTCAGTGGATTGAAAATACTGTAGATTTACAACCTATAAAAGCACATATTGAATTTGTGCTTAATAAAGAAGCAGCAAAAGCCGATTTAACCCAAGAAAGCTTACCTTGGGCACCGCCAGCTCCTGAGCCTACTACTCCTGTTGCGCCAACCGAAGCTCCAGTTACTACGCCCCCTATTAATTCAGCCCCTCCACCTACTAATCCTTAATACTTAGAGGTTACTATGCGGCAATTAGCTTGGCTATTATTTTTGATCTCAACCCTTACCTTTGCCCAAACAACAGACAGGATTATTTCAGAATCAACAAGTAATAGTCAATCTAATTCGACTAGTACTAGCATAAATGAAACCACAGTTAAATCGCCACCACCTAGTGCTACTAGTCCTCCTATAACAATTATAAGTAATGACCTATGTGTTGTAGGAGTTTCGGGTGCTGTGCAAACTCAAATCCTAGGCATTAGCGGTGGTAGTACTGTTCGTGACTTAAACTGTGAGCGATTAAAACTAGCTAAAAACTTATACGACATGGGCATGAAAGTAGCTGCTGTAAGTACCTTGTGCCAAGATTCCAGAGTATTTGATGCTATGATGGATGCTGGTACTCCGTGTCCTATACAAGGAAAAATAGGAGAACAAGCTCGTCAACTATGGCAAGATAATCCCGGTCTACAACCAAAACCACTACAGGCTACCACAAATGAATCATTTTGGAAAAACTTTAGTTTTGGCTTGGGCACTATTCTCTTACTCATCCTACTCCTATAGCCAAACAAGTGCTAACTTAGTACCCTACTCAAGTATAAGCCTACAAGGCAACCTTAAATTTTCGCCAGGAGATGCTGTAGTATTTGGAAAAGGTGGAGGTAGTCTAACCTACACAGGTATACTTACACAAAAAATCTTACAAGATACAGGCATACCCTTAACCATTACAGGCGTAGAATACGGCTGGGATTATAGCTTAGGTTGTACAGGTTGTAAAAATTACTTAACAGCTACTACTGTACTTAGTGATAGAATAGGTACTATTTATAGTAAAAACTATACACTAACAGGTATAGGCAGTGTTGCAGAAAGGGTAACACTAGGAGAATTAAAGGCTGCTACACTAGACACTTTTAAACTCGGGTTTCAAGGTCAGCAGCTGTGGCAAGAAAAACAGTGGCAAGGCCCTAGTGTAGTAAATCCATATTATAGATTTACTTATATGCCTAATATTACTACACCACAACCAGAAATACCACAACCAAAACTGCCACAAATACCACAGCAACTTATCCTTCAAAAACCAGAACAAGTATTAGGAACCTATGTTGATCCAGTTAAAGATGCCCTACCAAAATTAGTACAAGATCCTATAGTTAATCAAGTCCTAGAAAAACCAGAAACAACGCGCGAGTATCAAGCACCAACCCTAAACCGCGGCATACCTAGCACCACAACTACCGAAGAAAAGCCCAAAACTACCGCAGCCACTAGAATTAGTACTCAGGTTACACAGCAATCCAATAGTAAACAAACTACTAATGAACTAGTAACTATTGCAAATATGACTAGCCAAGCCCCTAGTCTAGACCAGTACCAGCGACAAGTAATCTTAGATGCGGCATTTTATGTAACAAAAGATATTTATAAAACTGTTCAGCCAGTAGACAATCAAAGATTACTTCGCGGCCTAACTGGTAGCTCTAACCTAAATCATGGGAGAATGGTAGATGAGCAATACAGATCTAAATAAACAGGTAGAAAAACTAGAACAAGCTCAAAAGCAGTATATGAGCAAAGATACTGTGATTAGTATAGGTGGGTACAGTTTTACACCTGCAAAGCTAATGATTGCGGCCGGTATTATAAGTAGTGTAGTCGGCGGCATGTACGGAGTTTTTGAAGCCTACAAAGACTACGAAAATATGAAGAAAAAGATTGCTAACTATGTTGCACCCGACTTTAGTGAATATGAAGCTCGCATAATTAAACTAGAAACGGATAGTGAAAAAGTAGTAGACTATACACGAGACATTAATCAAAATCTAAAAGGCGATATTCGTCGCACAGAAACTGTCTTAGAGGGTGTAGAGCGCGGAACTAAAGTTGCTCAACGTGAAACCGAAAAAGAAGTGGTTAGTATTCGTAGACAGGTTGATGATGACGTTAAAGAAATACGACGACAAGTTGATACAGAAATAAAAGAAATACGTCGTAGTGCTGATACCAGTGTTCGTGAAATGCAAAAACAAGTTGATGCAACTGTACAAACCGTAAATGAACGTGTAAACAGAATTGAACGTGATACTAACGGTGAACTACGAGCTATTCGGCGTGAGGTAGATGACAAGATTAAAAAGGCACTAGATAATCCTCTTGCTAATTAAGGGGAGTAGTATGGATCCGCTAACGCTAATGGGTACGGTAACAGCTGCATTTAATGGCCTAAAAGCTGCTGTAAAAGTAGGTCAAGAAGTCGAGGGAGTATACCGTCAATTAAGTAAGTGGGCGGATGCTGCAGGGCAACTTCAACAACTAATCAATGATAATAAAACGGATACGGGTGAGCAAAAACCTGGCTTGTTTGAAAAAATAGGATTTGGTAAAACCGCAACAGCAGAAGCCTTTGATATAATTATAGCACAGCAAAAATTGCGAGAAATGGAAGCTGAAATATATCATATGTTTTATTATGGTGAACTTCAACACCTAGGAGCAGAGGGCTATAGTCAGTTTAATCAGCTACGTCGTGAAATTCGTGAGCGCCGTGAGCGTATGATTCGTGATCAAGCCCGTCGTAGAAAACGGTTTATTGAAAACCTATTCTGGGGAACCTTACTAGTTATAACACTTACTATTGCAATTAAATTTTTTGTATGGTTATTTGATATTGGCCGCGAAGCAGGCCGATGGTAGGAGACGCAATGTGGATTCTTCAATGGCTACCTTGGTGGCTATTTTATATGGTACTAGCCTTAGGATTATTTGGACTAGTGGTAACTTATTTACTTAAGTTTATTCCACTACCCATAATTCATGTGTACAAAACTCCACTACAAATTGGGTCTATTATACTTGTAGTTATTGGGGTCTATATGCTAGGATCTATAGCTAATGAACGTGCTTGGCAAGCTAGGATAAAAGAACTAGAAGTTAAACTAGCACAAGCTGAGGCTGAAGGGGCAAAAGAAAATATTAAGATAGTAGAAAAAGTAGTTGTGCAACAGAAAATAGTACGCGAACGCGGTCAAAATATAGTACAGTATGTTGACCGAGAAGTAGTTAAGTATGATACTAAGTGTGAAATTCCACAACCATTTGTAGACGCACATAATCGTGCGGCGGAAAAAATACAATGAAATCGATAGTAATATTATTATCACTAGTGTTAGTAGGTTGTAGCACTCCTGTTCCACTAAAACCTAAATTTCCAGAAGCACCACAGATATTACTAGAGCCTTGCAGATCACTAAAATCACTAGAACAAAATGCTAAACTTAGTGATGTAGCTAAAACGGTTACAGAAAATTATCACCTTTACCATGATTGTAGCTTAAAGTCCAGTATGTGGCAGGAGTGGTACAAAACTCAACGTAAATTATTTGAGGATGTAAAATGACCTTAACCCTAGAACAATTACAAAAATTAATACCACGCAATAAGTATACAAGCTATTGGTTACAAGTTATTAATCAGCTATTTCCTGATTATGAGATTAACACTCCCCTACGTCAAGCAGCTTGGATTGCACAGTGTGCTCATGAATCGGCTGAGTTTACTGTCCTACAAGAAAATCTTAACTATCGTTGGCAAAGCCTACGCAAAGTATTTTCTAAATACTTTCCTACGGATGAACTAGCACAACAGTATGCTGGTAAACCCAATAAGCAAGAGGCAATAGCTAACCGTGTATATGCTAATCGTATGGGTAATGGCGATGAGGCTTCAGGGGATGGATGGCGATACCGTGGCCGAGGACTTATTCAGCTAACTGGTAAGGATAATTATACTTGGTTTGCTCACAGCATAGAAATCAAACCAGAAGAAGCAGCAGATTACCTAGAAACTTTTGAAGGAGCTGCTCAAAGTGCGTGCTGGTTTTGGGAAACTAATAGCTTAAATCGTTGGGCAGACCAAGGGGATATTTTAACCTTGACAAAACGAATTAATGGTGGTACAATAGGCATAGAAGATCGTAAAAAACACTACGAGCACGCCTTACACATACTAGGAGGCTAACGGTGATTAGTGATAAAAAACTATTTCTATTCTTGTTAATTTTACTTGCATTACCTGTTGCACTAGCTGCTTTTGGTAGCGATAGGTTTAGGTATCCTTGTCAAGATCCTCAAAACTGGGAAACTAAGCAGTGCCAAAAACCATTATGCGACGTTACTCGTACTTGTCCAGAGCATATATTTAAAGGGCAGCGAGATCCTAGACTAGGGCCGCCAGAGACTAGAGTTGAACCGATAGGTCAGACTTGCCAACAATGTCAACCAGATAAAGGAGGAGCTAAAGGTGCAAAATAAGGAGACTTTAATTTATACCGAAGAACAACTAATGGCTAGACTTAAATTCTTTATAGGAGTTTGTCTAGCACTTACACTAACAGGCATTGTATTTGTAGTTCTCTACAGTATAATATTTGTTACACAGCCACTTAATGCTATGAGTCCAATTGATCAAAAGTTCTTTGAACTTATTGTACCTATAGCAACATTTTTAACTGGTACACTTAGTGGTATTATGCTTGCAGGAGTTAAAAAAGAAGATCAAGAAGTAATGCTTCAAGCACAAAAACAGCAACAAGAGGGATTTAAAACTACTATTGAGGCTATACGTACACCAGAACCTAAACCGCAGCACGTCAGACAAGAGCCAGTACTGTTTGCTAGTGGTCAGCCAGAATCGGGATACGGCGGAAAACCTAAGCCTCCACAAGCACCACAACCGGAGATTTAAATGCTTAAATCACTACTACAAGATGGAGTAGACGGCAGCCTAAGCAGCAAACGTGTAATAACATTTTTAGCTTTTATGTTATGTAGCTTAGGTTTTGTAGCTAATTTATTTTTTGGGTATAAAGTAGACGGGACGTTATACGATAGTATGATGTATATAGTATTAGTAGGCCTAGGTGTAATTGTTACTGAAAAGTTTAGCCCACACAAAAAGGACTAACCATGAAATATATTTTAGCCGTGTTAATTGCCTTATCTGGTACAGGTTATGTACTAGCAGAACCCGAAACTAAACGGGTTTGTGAAATTCAAAAAGATAGCAAAGGTAAAGAGCAAGAAGTTTGTAAAACTATAAAGATTCACAAAAAGCTAGAAGGTGCTCAAAAACCTAGTGAGGTAAAACCAGACGCAAAAAAGTAATCTAAGTATTTAACTTTAACTTCTTAACAGGGTCGAATCGATGGCAACTAGATCAGGTAAAAAAGCTCGCAAACAACAAACCAATACTCAGTCAAACCCTATTGAGTATGGTTTTAAGGATGTAAAACCTCTGAATTTTATACAAGAACAATACTTAAATGCTATAAAACAAAACGAGGTAGTTTTTGGAGTAGGTAGCGCAGGTACAGGTAAAACATTTGTAGCCGCTAGTTACGCTGCAGGAGAGCTTTTTCATAGACGCGTAAATAAAATTATACTAACTCGTCCTAATATAGAAACAGGTCGTGGACTAGGATTTTTACCAGGTGAATTAGAGGAAAAGTATGCCCCATACTTAGAACCATTTGACAACGTGTTTCAACGATCTTTAGGCAAAGGATTCTATGAATATGCACTTAAAAATCATGATATAGAACCCAGACCTATAGGATTTATGCGTGGAGCAACATTTGATAATGCAATAGTTTTAGTGGATGAAGCACAAAACTTAACTAAAACTGAACTAAAAATGCTCTTATCACGCATAGGTAAAAATTGTAAAGTAATTCTAAGCGGAGATCCAGACCAGCGAGACTTAGCTAACTCAGGACTTGAAGATGCTATAAAAAGACTAGAAGGCATTGAAGGTATAGAAGTAGTTAGATTCTTAGATCAAGACATAGTTCGTAGTAAAATGTGTAAACAAATAATTTTAGCATACAAGGATTAAAATGGCAAAAACTTACAAACCCACTAGTGGCATGGCATCGGCGGCCCGTCGTGCCCTAAAGTGGAAACAGGAAGGTAAGCCTGGCGGTACTCTAGTAGGTTTAGCCAGAGCTAATCAATTAAAGGACCGAGAACCATTAAGCGCTTCAACTGTACTACGAATGTACAGCTTTTTTTCCCGTCACGAAGTAGACAAAAGGGCTACAGGTTTTCGTAGTGGTGAAGAAGGGTTTCCTAGTAAGGGTAGAGTAGCTTGGGATCTCTGGGGAGGTGATGGTGGTTATTCGTGGAGTCGTGCTAAGCGTAATCAAATTATGCGCGAACGTGAAGGCAAAGCTCTTAAACTACTAAGCCTAACAGTAAAAGCATATGTAAAGCAAGAATACTTAGACATTGTAGCTCAAGCAATTGAAGACTATGCTAATGAAAATATTGGAGAAGAAATAGAGGCTTTTGGTCAGTTTATGTACCATGCAGAACTACTACGTAATGGTCATGTTGATGTATACCTACAAGATTTGCCAGATGTAGATCAGCCTTATCGTGACATACTAGTAGAAATAGTTAGTACACTATATGATAGTGATGAAGATAGTTCGGATGATATGGATGATGAGGACAGTGACCAAGACACTGACGATTCACCCAGATAACAAAAAGCCCCGTTACTGTAAGGTAACGGGGCTTTTTATTTAACTAGCAGGCGTTTCAGGTGGAGGCTGAAGTGCTTGTAGTTGTTCTTGTGCTTCTTTTTGAATCTTTTGACTTAGAGGATTGCAAACTTTAGCAGGCAATTCTTGTAAGCCTGCTAGGAGTGCATTAATTTCGTTTACGCTAAGTGTAAGTGTTAAGATAGGATCATTATTCATATTTAAATATTACTTTACTGGGCATGCGCCGGTTAAACATTCGTCATCTAAGATTGCGTCAAAACTATTGGCACTATCTATATTGACGGCTTTTAGGTCTTGAACATATGTGCGAAACGTATATTCGTCGACAACTTCTTGTGGTAGGTATAAGTAGCCAAGATCTTTGGCTGTTTTTGTAGGATCACTTCTATAAATAAATGAAACGCCAACATAGCAGTCCCAATTATTCATTAACCAATCCACAATTTGTGGAACTTCATGTGGCTCGTAGCTAATAGTTACTGACGTATTTTGCTGAGTCCAACTAGTCTGAATTAACTTGTAACGCTCTAGCTGATCAATAGCAGTTTCTAGGTTAACTTCTTTACCGTCTTGTTTATGGAACGGAACATCCGACCACTCTACTGGAAAGGTTACTAGAACACCGGTATCATCAGTAGGATGATTAAATACTTTGTAGTTTGCCTCACGTAGCTTATCTACAACTGGATCGTACTTGCTAAACTGCACATTGTTGAAAATGTACTTGCCTAGCGGCTTGTGAACACCCTCAGTTGTATCCATAATTTTACTTAGTGTGCCTGACGGCTTAACGCAAGTAATGTTTTTAGGACGAGGCAACCCTAGCTCATCTGCCATACCAATGGCTGCACTAGTAGCTGTACGCTTTAGGTATTCATAATCATATCCAGTCATGTCTGGACGCTTAGCAATACCAGTTAGGCCTACACCACACAGTCGCAAGAAGTAATTGTTGAGATGCCATGCTTCTTGGAGGATACCGTCTTTGAGGTTAACACAGGTTTGACGGTAATTAGCTCGGGCGGCAAGCCGTATAGCTTCGTGAAGTCCTGCGGTATTTCCCTTAAACTTTCCAATATCTGTTTCTGTAAGATTACAGAATGATTTGTTTCCGAGTAGAATCTCAACACAAGGATTTGCTCCCTTATACCAAGGTGCACGACGACGTGCTTCTTGTGCATTAATAAACCCTGGCTCACTTCCGCCAGCTTCTTGCATAATTGCAAATATTTCGCTTAGTTGCTCGTAGGTAGGCTTTTCATTAAACACTAGACTATTGTTACTTTGCTGACGATGTGCATTGCCATGCAACCACCAGTCTTTTTTAGCTACTGCAAATTCTTGCCACTCCGGTTGGCCGTAGTCGAAAAGCGCAATCTCAGCACTTCGGCGACTAGACAGAATGGTACCAAGCCAATTAACAATATCCATGATATCCATTCTGGTGAGTAGTGAATCTGCCCGTCCATTAAGGATACGGGCGATAGCAACATAAGCAGTACTGATAGCCGAGTCACCCGAACTAATCCATCCATAGCCTTTTAACCTTTCACCAGCAGGACGCAGTTGACTGAAGTCTAGAACAAGAGTATCAGCAGGATATTTTCCTGCCATTAGTTTACCAATGCTTTTAGCCCATGCTTCTGCACTATCGCCAACCTGAATACGCCAAGTTTTTGTTTGCGGGTCCCAAGTTTCTACATTATGTTCACAGCCACCCTTTTCAGTACGCTGTGATCGTACCACTTCGATATTTTGAATAGGTTTTGAGAATCCATTTAGTGTGCCTATAATAGGCTTAAATCCTACGCCGCAACCTTGTAAAAGTAGCCATAGTACATCTACTACGTCATATACAGTTTCTACTTCTGTAAAGCTACAATTAAACTGTGATGCTTCACGATTTTTAGCTACTTGTGTGCCGCCTAGCCATAAGGTACGACCGCTCATAGAAACTTTACGCTCAAGCATAAGTTGTTCTAGGCGATTTAGTTCTGCGTACTCATTGGGAAGCAGCTGCCTACCGGCAGCACGTTCCCACAACCATGCCTGATGTGAGATTACTCGGCTAACAGTATCTTGCCAAGTTTCAAATTGTTTGCCATCATCACTGATGGGTCTGTTATAAGTTCGTCGGGTAATTACTTGTGCTCGTGTGCTTGTCATGTTACTCCTCTATGTTCCTGTGCTGCCAAAGCCGCCTGTACCTCGTTGGGTATCATTCCAGCAGTCTGTAAATGTGGCTAATTGAATTGGTACTATTACTAGTTGTGCAATTCTGTCGCCTTGTTTAATTTTATATAAGTCGCCTGAAATATTTTTTAACAGAACTTTTAGTTCGCCACGGTAATCACTGTCTATAACGCCTACGCTATTAGGCAGTATGATTCCCCTTTTTCCTTGACTGGATCTGTTAAAGATTAACCCGACAAAGCCTACTGGAATTTTGACTGCTATACCTGTACCAACAGCTTTGGTTTCTTCAGGATAAAGATCAATAGTTTCCGCACTACACAGATCGGCTCCTGCATCTGTGGGGTGCTGACGTTTAGGTAGCTCTGCATCTGCCGTTAGTCGTAAACATTGAATATTAAGTGTACTAGCATAAAATCCTTGTATACTAGTTGTTCCTGTTAATGTTGTTGCGCCATTTATCATTTAATATACTCTTGTAGGATAGTATCTATATGTTGTGTGTTAGAACCTAGTGCATCTGCACAGTATGTAACTAAGTCCATAAGCTGATAGTTTAGCATGATAGTATCTGCACTATCATTAAGTGTTTTAACGTATTTTAGTTTGCTGGAGATAGGTAGATTTGCAACTATATCAAGAGCAGTGCCCCACTCTTCCACAAGTTGATGAGCACGTTTAGGGCCGATGCCTTCTACTCCGCGAACATTATCTCCAGTATCACCCATTAGGCATTTAATACTAATGTATTGATCTTGTGTAAAGTCGTAGTGAGTGTGCCAATTATTAGCTGTAACTTCTTTGCGTGTTACATAACTAAATCTGCTAGTATCTTCACCCACTAGTAGATCCCAGTCTTTATCGCTACTAATTAGCCAAGTATGGGTAACGGGATAATTTTTGACCTGTTGAGTTATGTAAGCGGCTATATCATCAGCCTCAGTTTGTGGAAACTGAACAATCGGGTATGTAGTCTGAGTACGAATCCAGTCTAGTGTGTGCTGATAATCTTCAAAAAATCGCTCAAAAGCTGCACGTTCCGCTTCAGTTTGCTCAGCAAATTTATCTTTTCGGTTTTGTTTATATTCAGGATAAATCTGTTTACGATAGCTGCTTGAACCTTGATCCGCAGCCACAATAACCCAGCGAGCTTTGTAACTCTTTTTAAGACTATCTATTGTACGCAAGTAATCTTCATAAAAGTCTGTTGCGCCATTATGCTTCCAGCGAAATGCTAAGTTTAGTGCATCCACTACCATTAAGGTATTTTCTAATTCACTTACTTGTTGAAATGATTTACTCATATTTAGTGCTTAATCTGACTCCAAACACGGGTTCTAATTTGAGCTTGTAGTGTCTCTGGAAGGTGTACATAATCAAGTTCTTCACTCATTTTAGCACCGTGTTTAAATGCCCAATCAAAAAACTTAATAGCTTCTTGGCTGGATTTTTTATCTTGTGGATCTTTGTACATGATAATAAAACTAGCAGTACTAATTGGCCAAGTATTCTTACCCGGTTGATCAACAATACTTAGACCCATACCGGGTACACTAAACCAATCTGCACCAGCCGCAGCGGCAGCAAAAGTAGTATCATCAGGATTAACAAATATACCGTCCTTGTTTTGTAGTTTCATGTAGGTCATGTTATTTTTCTTAACATAGGCATACTCTACATATCCCACAGAACCACGTACCCTACGCACATTAGCAGCCACGCCTTCATTACCTTTGCCACCTACACTGCTACTAGCAGGCCATTTTACTGCTGCGCCACGTCCTACACGACTCATCCAGTCTGGGCTTACTGTGCTCAAGTAATCAGTAAAATTAAAAGTAGTTCCCGATCCATCAGCTCTGTGTACTACGGTAATAGCCATATCTGGTAATTTTTTGGCTGGATTAAGTTGCTGAAGTTTAGGGTCATTCCACTTTACTATAGTACCCATAAACACTTCAGCCAGTACGGGTCCGGTAATAACAAGTTCACCAGGTTGAAATCCGTCAAGATTAATAACAGGGACTGTTCCACCTATAATTGCAGGAAATTGAACTTGTCCCAGCTTATCCAGATCTTCACCCTTAACCGGAGCATCTGTAGCTCCAAATGTTACTGTTTTATTATTAATTTGACGAATACCGCCAGAACTGCCAATACTTTGATAATTTAATCCAATTTTAGTCTCTTTTTGATAGGCTTCAGCCCATTTAGCGTATATTGGATAAGGAAAAGTAGCTCCTGCTGCTGTAATTGTTTGAGCTGCAACTGAAATAGAGGCTGTAGCAAGAATAATTCCAACTAATTTATTAATCATAGACAATCCTAGGTTTTGATAAACTCAATATTTTCATTTGTTATCCAATCTTCTGCTAGTGCAACAAAAAATTTATAATCATCTCTGTTTATATACACATAAGGATATAGATCATTAGGTATATCTTGAAAGGCTACAAATATTTTACTACGATCAAACTTAAAGAATAGTAGTGGTTGTTTACCGACTTGACCACTTTCTCGTAGTGTTTGCTGCCACCAGTCTAGAAGCGTAGGACTTTTACTGGTTAATATATGGCTAGTAAGATGATCGTCTGCATAGCCTTTTACTTCTACACAGTATATATTCTTTTCGCCCGGAATATATAAGTCACCTTTTAGGCCATGTTTTTCATTTAGTGCACCAGAGCCTGGAACTCGTTCCCACTTTAACTGGGTATGTTCTCGTAAAAATTCTTTTACTTTGGTTTCGGTTCTAGCGCCCTTTTGTCGGCTATCTACCACGACGAACTTTTGGAAGTAAACCCACGGGCTTAGGATTTTTCCAGTTATCTATTGCTTGATTTATTTCTAGGGCTAGGGCATCCCAATCAGTTATCATGTCTAGTTTACCACCAGCGTGATAAACAAATGTGGTATGCTTGCCTTTTACAATCTTTGAGCGTTTGGGCTTCACTATGTAGCTCCATGTAAAATAATTTTACATATATGCTCTAACCTTTCAATATGTTCAAAAGCACGCCAAGGACTGGTGTCTACAGCTACAACGCCATGCCTATCCATTCCTACTATATTATACTCTAATGAGCCGTCTAGTTCAAGTCCAAGATTTCGAACACACGCATCAGCTAATTCTTGAGTTAGTGGTAAAAATGCTGGAACAGTTTTTCCAACTTTAGTATACCTACTTAATTCAGGGAACTCATTAGATAAAGTTGTTAAGTCAATTCCCTTATACATAGCTGCAGTTGTATAAGTAGGGTGTAAGTGTAAAACAACTCTGGTATCTGTATTAATTTCCTTTTGTAGAGCAAAATGCATAGGAATTTCGCCGCTAGGTTTTAAGTTTTTGCTTATAGGAGTATGTTCCGCCTCTTTCCAGTCTATCCAATACATATCTGGACCTACTATTCCACTATGTATTCCACTAATAATATTTAGTTTTTTAAATTGATCTGGTTGAAGTGTTTGCTTACGAACACCACTAGGAGTTACATAAAAGTATTTTTGTTCACGATACCTAATACTAGCATTTCCATCTCGAGTAGTTACCCAGCCACGTCTATACCCTTCTTGAAATATGTCACATATAGTTTCTAACATTTAGTCCTCTATCTTAGAAATATTTTGCTTTTTAACAACCGTAATTTTTTCTAGCAGGGGATGGGTAAAGCCGTGTGATACTAGTAGTGTATTTAAATTTTCTTCGCGTAAAAGAATTTCTACTAGTTTTTCTTTTCCGTCTAAGTCTAGAGCTTCTACAGTTTCATCTAAGATTAGTAAGTTTACTCGATTTTG